TTCGATATGTTCCCACAACAAGAACTATTGGATATGTTAGTATCACTATAAGATGAAAGAGAAGTTAAGAGTATTGTGGTGTAAACTACAAGTGGCGTTTTTTGAAACTATACAAATGTGGTAAGTTATGAAAGTTTATTGTAGAGTAGTAAATAAAGCACTGGCAGGAGAACCATCTCATCGAGTATTTCAAGTTCAAGATACACTTGAAATTATTGAGTATGATGATGTTACTCATACTTTACAAAATGATATTCAGAGAGAATCCGATATCTTAAATGATGTAGAATATGTTTTAAAGCATATGGGACATTATTGTGAAATCATTTATAACGATAATGGGTATCATCGCCACACACTAATCTTAGAATAAACAAAGGGGGGAAGAAATTCTCCCCTTTATTTGTTTATGTAAAATATTTTTCGTATATTTGTGCTAACAAAATATGAAAGAGATGATTTCAGACAATTTAGATTACGATGGAATGGGAAATTTTGGAAGATTTCCAGCCTCCGAAAAAAAAGTAAAAAAGAGTTTGGAATTGTGGAAAACTTTTCGTATATTTGTATCAAATAAATCTCAAAAGCCCACTAAAAATAAGGTTTTTTGATATTTATATATGGTGTAGGAAAGACACTTAAATAAAACCAATAAAACAATTAAACTTTTAAAATTTAAAAATTATGGCACTTGATTTAAATGCAATCAGAGGTAGACTGAACAAACTACAAAACAACACTAGCCGCAAAGACAATTTGTGGAAACCTACTCCAGGTAAACATCAAGTAAGAATCGTTCCTTACAAATTTTCTCCTGAAAATCCTTTCATCGAGTTATTCTTTCACTACAACATCAACAACAAAACGTACTTGTCTCCAAGTTCATTTGGAAGACCAGACCCAATCGTTGAGTTTGCTGATAAGTTGAAGAGAATGGGTGATAAAGAAGATTGGAAAGCAGCAAAGAAAATGGAACCAAAATTGAGAACATTCGTTCCTGTCATCGTTCGTGGTGAAGAAAATGAAGGTGTGAGATTTTGGGGATTCGGTAAAACTGTTTACCAAGAACTCTTAGGATACATCGCAGACCCTGATTATGGTGATATTACTGACCCAACAAGTGGTAGAGATATTACTATTGAATATGTATCAGCGGAAGATGCAGGAACTTCTTACCCTGTAACTACGATTCGTATCAAACCCAATCAAACCCCTTTATCTGAAGATAGTTCAGTACAAACTAACTTCATGGAGAGTCAAACCAATATTACTGATATCTATTCAGAGTTATCTTACGATGAATTGAAGAATGTATTAGAGGGATGGTTAAATCCAACTGCAGAAGAAAGTGAAGAAAGTGTATCAGAACAAACTCTAACTACACCAACTTCTACAAGTACACCAGCTCCGGTAAGTACACCAGCTGAACCTGCAGTAGAAGATAGAAAAAAGTTAGATGACGTTGCATCTGCTTTTGATGATTTATTCAACGGATAATACTTAATAAGTTACACTTATGGCGAAAAAGAAACAAGATGATAGTAACGATTTAGCATCGGTACTAGCAGGTGAGTTGAATAAACTCAACAAAGACCAAACAGTTGCATTCTTCCTTGATGATGATAGTGCACCTACAAATGTAGATGGATGGATATCAACAGGAGCAGCAATGTTAGATGTTGCAATTTCTAATCGTCCATATGGTGGGGTACCCGTTGGTAGAATTACCGAAGTAACAGGTTTAGAACAATCAGGAAAATCATTATTATCTGCACACCTCCTTGCTGAAACACAAAAGCAAGGTGGTGTTGCGGTAATGATTGATACTGAAACCGCAGTGAGTAGAGAATTTTTAGAAGCAATTGGAGTAGATGTATCTAAACTTCTTTATGTAACCGCAGATTCAGTAGAACAAATCTTTGAGTTCGCAGAAACTATTATTGAAAAGGTAAGAACCACGAGTAAAGATAAGATGGTAACCATCGTTGTAGATTCAGTTGCAGCAGCTTCAACTAAAAATGAACTCTCTTCTGATTATGATAAAGATGGATATGCAACCGACAAAGCAATCATTATCTCCAAAGCAATGAGAAAGATTACCAACATGATTGGTAGACAGAAAATTGCGTTGGTATTTACTAACCAACTTCGTCAAAAGATGGGAGTTATGTTTGGTGACCCATGGACAACTTCAGGTGGTAAAGCACTAGCTTTCCATGCCTCTGTTAGATTGAGATTGAAGAACATGGGACAGATTAAGCAAAAAGTTGCTGGTCAAGATAAGGTTGTTGGTATGAAGGTTCGTTGTCAAGTTATCAAAAATCGAATGGGTCCACCATTAAGGGCAGCAGATTTTGAAATTTATTTTGATAGAGGAATTGATAATTATGGTTCATGGTTAACCGTAATGAAAGAGAATAAACTTGTAAAACAAGGTGGTGCATGGTATGAATATGTAGATACCGAAACAGGTGAAGTTCACAAATTCCAGTCAAAAGATTTCATTCCATTGATGGGTGAAAATGAAGAATTGCGAGAGCAAATCTATAAAAAGATTTGTGAAGAAACAATTTTACAATACAAATCAAGCACTTTAGATATCGATTCAATGGAACTCGATACTGAGGGAGCAGAAGAAAAATAAGTTATGAGTAAATTAGCAGATATGTTAAGAACATCGGCAGAAGCCGATAAAGCAAAAGCACTCCTTACTTTGGAGTTGTTGGAGAAACATCCCGCAGGGATTGGTGACCATTCAACTGGTGATTTCTATGAAAATGCAGAATCGGCATTACAAATGTTGGTAGATGCAGATGATAGATTGAAAACGATTGATAAATACCTATCAAACGATAATGGTTTGGTTGGTGGAAACGGATACACTACTACAACAACTGCATGATGAAAGACCTCTACAAAAACATTCTGAACGAAGTTGAACAGGAACGAGAAACTAATCACCTTCGAGAAAGGAATAGTAGAGTTCTAATTATTGATGGACTCAACACCTTCATCAGGTCATGGACAGTTAATCCTACTATGAATGAGGATGGTGACCATACTGGTGGGGTGGTTGGTTCCCTCAAATCTATCGGGTATCAGATTCGTGAATTTAATCCAACAAGGGTAGTAGTTACCTTTGATGGTAAAGACGGTTCTAAGAAGAGGAAAACGATTCACGAAGGGTATAAAGCAAATCGTGCAAAGAATCGATTCCGAGTAAACCGTCAGTATCAAGGTATGATGACTGAAGAAGAGGAGCGTTTATCAATGAAACAGCAATTTATTTGGTTAAATGATGTTTTAGATTATCTTCCCGTTCAAACGATGATTTACGATGGTATCGAAGCAGATGATGTGATTGGATACTTAACAACTCAAGTTTTGAAAGAAGATGAAGAAGTTGTAATTGTATCTACTGATAAAGATTTCCTTCAATTAGTTTCAGATAGAGTAAAAGTATTTTCACCTACAAAGAAAAAAACTTACGATAGAGAAGCAGTAAAGGAGGAATTTGGTATCTGGCCACAAAACATTCTTCTTTATAGAACAATGGATGGTGATAAATCTGATAACATTCCTGGTATTAAGGGCTGTGGTATAAAAACTCTCCTTAAACGATTCCCTGAGTTAGAAGAGGATAGATACATCAGTTTTGATGAGTTCTTTCAACTGTGTGAAGATAAGAAGGGTAAAATCAAGATATACGATGATATTCTTGCACACAAAGAGCAAATCTTGATGAATCGTAATATAATGGAACTTTCAGATTTACACATCCCAACCAACAAGAAATTACAAATTCTTGATAGGTTTAGTGGGGAAGATATTGAGTTTGATAAATTACAATTCATCCGAGTAGGTACCAAATACAAAATTCTTCAGAACTGGAGAGATATAAATGATTGGCTTCACTCAACATTTACCAATATTATTAACAAATAGTTTTGATTGTTCACAAAAATTTCGTATATTTGTGAACTCAAATTTAGGTTACTTTAGATGCAAGGACAAGATACATTAGAAAAATACGGACAATCTTTTCAAACAAAGGTTATATCCTCTTTACTAACTGATGTAAGAATTTTAGACAACTTGAATGAAATCATTCATCAAAAATTCTTCGAATCAGATGTTAATAAATGGATTGTATCTGAGATTGTAGATTACTACAATGAGTATAGAAGGATTCCAACCGTAGATGTATTTAAGGTTAAAGTATCAGAGTTAGATGATACGGGATTTCAAAAACGAATTGTAGAACAACTTAAATCCGCATACAACACCTTAGAAACTTCAGATTTAGATTACATCAAACAGGAGTTTTCTAACTTTTGTATTAACCAAAATTTGAAACAGGCAATCATAGATTCGGTTGATTTACTTAAAGCAGGGAATTATGATAGTATTAAGGATTTAGTTGATAAGGCGATGAAGATTGGTATCGATTCCGATTTAGGACACGATTACATTCTTGATTATGTAGATAGAACTGAAATTATTAATCGTAATACGGTACCTACGGATTGGGATGCACTTAACGATGTAATGGATGGTGGATTAGGACCAGGTGAATTGGGTGTAGTAGTTGCACCATCGGGTGTTGGTAAAACATGGGTACTTTGTGCACTCGGTGCAGCAGCAATAAGACAAGGAAAAACGGTAGTTCACTACTCACTCGAATTATCGGAACACTATGTGGGACAACGATATGATACAATCTTTACTCAGATTCCATCAAATCAGTTGATTGATAAAAAAGAAGAAGTTTTTACTAAGATTAGTAAGTTACCAGGTAAACTACAAATCAAGTATTTCCCACCAAAAGGAATTACGGTTAAGAAACTTCAAGCACATATCGAGAAGATGACAGCAGCAGGTAATGCACCCGATGTAGTTATCCTCGATTATGCTGACCTTCTTTTATCATACACCAATAAATCTGATTCTACGTACCAAGAGCAAGGTGGTACTTATATTGAACTTCGTGGTATGGGTGGAGAACTTGAAATTCCTGTTTGGACTGCATCACAAACTAATCGTTCGGCAATTGATTCGGAGGTTATCGAGGCAGATAAGATTTCAGATTCATATGCAAAGGTAATGAACGCAGATTTCATTATGAGTTTGAGTAGAAAGAGTAAAGATAAACTTAACAACACTGCTCGTGCTCACATTATGAAGAATCGTTTTGGACCCGATGGAATTACTTTCCCATGTAAGATGGATACTAATGTGGGTATTATGGAAGTTTACAATAGTAACTCCTCAGATGGTATCATTGCAACAAAGGAAAGTAAGAATGGAGAAGAGATGGAGAGAAAACTCCTACACAAAAAATATGTAGAAAATTTGGGTTAGTATTGAATAATGTACAGACCCAAAAATTTAATAAAAGAAATTTGAAAAACACCAAAGTTTTTTTGAATATATACAATAGTTATAATCACCACACGAAACACGAGGTGGTATAATCTAATAATTTTTAAAAATAAAAAATATGGCAACATCACAAGAACTTTTCGAACAAATTAAAGAACTCTTCGCAGAATTTGAAGAGAATCATGAATCAACCACAAAGGCTGGTAAATCGAGAGCTAGAAAGGCAATCGGAGAAATTAAAAAATTAGTTACGGATTATAGAAAAGCATCTGTCGAAGAGAGTAAATAAGAGACCATATGAGATACGTTACTAAACGAAGCGGAGAAAAAGAGTTATTTGATTTAGAGAAAATTCAGAACGCTATCCTAAAATCGATGGAGGGGGTAGGTAGAGTTGATTTATCTGCAGCTGAAAAGATTGCAAGAAGTTCTGAACAAAGTTTATTTAAATACGAATATCAAAAACTTGTTAGTGTTGATGAAATTGGTGATGTAGTTGAGAACCGTCTTATGGATGCAGGTTTCAACGATGTTGCTAAAGAGTATATCCTATATCGCTCAAAAAACAAACCTAACATCTTCAAAAAACGAGTAGCGTTAAAACCTTACGAATACCCTGAGTTGGTAGAGTATGTTGATGCAATTAGACACTCATATTGGGTGCATACTGAATTCAACTTTACTTCAGACGTTCAGGATTTCAAAGTTCACCTTAATGAAAAAGAACAAAGTGCAGTACAACGTGCTATGTTGGCAATTTCACAAATTGAAATCGCAGTTAAAAACTTTTGGGGTGATATCTACAAGAAAATGCCAAAACCTGAAGTTGGTGCAGTAGGAGCAACTTTTGCTGAATCAGAAGTAAGACACGCTGATGCGTACTCTAACTTAATTCAGGTATTGGGATTGAACTCGGAGTTTGAGAACCTTTTAGAAGTACCTGCAATTCGTAGAAGAATTAAGTACTTAGAAAAATCAATCAATACTGCCCGTTCAGTTGAGAACAAAGATTATTTTGAATCAGTAATCCTATTCTCAATGTTTGTGGAAAACGTATCTCTATTCTCTCAATTTTTAGTAATCATGGCTTTCAACAAACATAAGAATGTATTGAAAGGTATGAGTAATGCTGTGGAGGCAACTTCGAAAGAAGAAAACATCCATGCCGAATTTGGGTTTGATTTGGTAAACATAATCAAAAAAGAAAATCCTGATTGGTGGACTGATGATTTAGTAGAAGATATTATTGATGCTACCATTGATGCATATGATGCAGAAGCAGAAATCGTAGAATGGATTTTTGAAAAAGGTGATATGGATTTCTTAACTAAAGAACAAACCTTAGAGTTTATTAAAGATAGATTTAACAGGTCTTTAAAGGCAATCGGTATCGAGAGTATCTTTAAGACTGATGAAAAAATCTTAGAAACTATTGAGTGGTTTGATGATGAAATTCTAACTACCAAACACACCGATTTCTTCCATAAGAGAAGTATCAATTACAGTAAAAAACAAAAATCGATTACATCAGACGATTTATTTTAAAAAGTTACAATTATGAGCGATAGAAAACCATTTGATTGGATTAATGACCAATCTATTACCTTCTTACAAAGAGGATATCTTAGTGAAGGTGAAGAACCATTAGAAAGAGTTAGAGCAATTGCAGATAATGCAGAGAAAATCTTAGGTATTGCAGGATTTTCTGATAAGTTCTATGATTATATGAGTAAGGGGTGGTACTCCCTTTCTTCACCTGTATGGGCAAACTTTGGAAAAGTGAGAGGTTTACCTGTATCATGTTTCGGTTCAAACATTTCAGATAATATTGAATCAATTCTTTTCACACAAGCAGAAGTTGGTGAAATGAGTAAAATGGGTGGAGGTACTTCTGGTTACTTTGGTAATATCAGACATAGAGGTGCACCCGTAACTGATAATGGTCATGCACCAGGTTCAGTTCACTTTATGAAATTATTCGAATCAGTAGTAGATAATATTTCACAAGGTTCAACTCGTAGAGGTAGATTCTCACCATACTTACCAATTGAACATCCTGATATTATGGAGTTCTTAGAAATCGGAACTGAAGGGTTTCCAATTCAAGATTTAACTCATGCTGTAACTGTTACTGATGAGTTTATGGAAGCAATGATTGCAGGTGATACTGAGAAGAGAGCTGCATGGGCAAAAGTAATCCAAAGAAGAGGTGAGATTGGTTACCCTTACATTATGTTCCATGATACCATGAATAAAAACACGGTTGATGTATATAAAGAGAAGGGAGCAAAAATCTACAACTCAAACCTTTGTTCAGAGATTGCACTTCACAACTCAGATGATGAATCATTCGTATGTGTACTTTCATCAATGAACTTACTTCACTATGATGAGTGGAAAGATACTGATGCAGTTGAAACCCTAACTTACTTCTTAGATGCAGTAAACGAGGAATTTGTTACTAAGATTGATTCATTAAGACATAATGGTACACGAGAAGGTCAAAGAGCATTCTACTACTTAGAGAAAGCATACAACTTTGCTAAACGTCAAAGAGCATTAGGTTTAGGTGTATTGGGGTGGCATTCACTTTTACAATCAAAAGGATTACCATTTGATACAAGAGAAACTGCAAGATTAAACGTAGAAGTGTTCAAACTTATTCAACAAAAATCATACAAGGCCTCGGAAGAACTTGCTAAGATGTTTGGAGAACCTGAATACTTGAAAGGGTATGGTAGAAGAAACGTTACTCTTAATGCAATTGCACCAACCACTTCATCAGCATTCATTTTGGGACAGGTATCACAATCAATCGAACCAATTTGGTCTAATTGTTATGTGAAAGATGTGGCAAAATTAAAGGTAACAATTAAAAACCCAATCTTAGAAAGATTACTTGAAGAGTTGGGTAGAAATGATAAAGAAACTTGGAATAGTATCAAACAAAACGATGGTTCGGTTCAACATTTAGATTTCCTAACTGATGAACAAAAAGAAGTATTCAGAACTTTCGCTGAAATTAACCAAGCATCTATTATCAATCAAGCGGCAATCAGACAAGATTACATTGACCAATCACAATCATTGAATTTGATGGTATCACCTGATATGCCAACTAAAGATATCAACAAACTTCTTATTGATGCATGGAAGTTAGGTGTAAAAACACTTTACTACCAACACTCAATGAATTCAGCACAAGCATTCGCAAGAAAGAAACTTGGTTTGAATGATTTACAGTGTGTAGCATGTGAAGGATAAAAATTAAAATTAAAGTTATGGTAGAAATTAAAAAATTCGAAGCAGATTGGTGTGGACCTTGCAGAATGCTAAAACCAACTTTCCAAAAATTAGAAGAAACTTTTGGAAATTCCGTTAAATTTTCGTATATTAACGTAGATGAACAGCAAGAATTGGCTTCTCAGTACAACGTTCGTTCGATTCCATTTGTAGTAATTGAAAAGAATGGAGAAATTGTACAACAAGTAACAGGAGCACAATCTTCAATGACATACGAAAATATTCTAAACGGATTAGTGTAAACATGACCTCCAAATTGTGGTTTTTTAGTAATAGGTTACGTGGTGAATCCCATCCAAGAGCAAAACTAACTGCTGACCAAGTTAGACAGATTAGAAAATTGTATAATCAGGGATTCTCCACTAACGTAATTGCAAGAAACTTTAAAGTTTCCAAATGGAACATTGAGGAGATAGTTAAGAATAGAACTTGGACACATTTATAAATAAGTTATGACAGTAATAGAAGCAACTTCTCCCGGTGATGCTTGGGTAAAGGTATCAAAACATCTTTTAGAAAATGGAGTAAAAGTAGGTAACTTAACCGAAGAACTCAATGTGATGACTGAAATCACCGAATTCAAATCAGATGATTGGTTTGATGGACACTTCAGAGAAGTAATGGGTGATGATAGAATCGATTATGCTAAGACAGTAACCTTTCTAAAACCCGAACCAAAGGTATCAGATAATCCTTTCTTTGAAGCAGAAGAAGGTTTAGATTATAAGTTTATTAAAGACCACTACCATCAATCTTATTGGGGTAGAATGGTAAGTTGGAGAGGTGAATTTAATCAAGTAGAGAATGTGATTAAAATCCTTTCAACGGGTAAAGCAGTTAAAAGATGTGAATTGATTATCTTTGACCCTACTAAAGATGCACGAAATCCATATTCACAACCTTGTATGATTGCAATTGATTTGAAACCTCGTAATGGTAAATTGTACCTTACTTCAATCATTCGTTCTAACCGAGTATCGAAATCGGGATATGCAGATTATACAGCATTGGTAGAAATGGGACACTTCTTATCAGAACAAAGTGGATTAGAATTGGGTAAAGTAAGTGTACTTGCTTGTTCGTGTCATATTGGTGATATGAATGATGAGAAAAAGAAAACAATCAAGTTATTAGAAATCTTAAACAAATAATATGTGTGGCATCGTTGCAACCATAGGTTATAATACATCAGATGTAAATGTGATGTTAGATGCAATTGAGCATCGTGGTAAGGATTATCGAGGTATTAATGAATTTCAGGTACACGATAAAAAGATAGTTTTAGGACACAATCGTCTTTCCATTAATGATTTATCCAAATCAGGTAATCAACCTATGGAGTACGATGGAATTTGGTTAGTGGTTAATGGTGAGATTTGGAATTATCCCGAACTTCGAAAAGAGTATGAAGACCGAGGATATGAATTCAAATCTAATTCAGATTCAGAAATTATCTTATTCTTATATAAAGAAGGTGAATTACAACGATTAAACGGAATGTTCTCTTTTGTAATCTATGATGGGGATAAACTAACTCTTTCACGTGATTGGGTAGGTAAGATTCCACTTTATATCCACAGCACCAACAAATACATCATTGCTAGTGAGATTAAAGCAATCCAAACACAAGAAGGTATCAATGATGTAAAGATAGTTCCTAAGAACACTTTAATTGAGATTGATTTAGCAACTGATGAATTTACAATACATAAGGATTTCTACTTTAAGTTTTCTAATGAACCAACTAAAGTAACTTCACATGAAGAGGTTGGAGAAACTACTTTTAAGTTGTTGGAAAGTGCAGTTGATAAAAGATTGATTTCTGATGTACCAATCGCAACTTCATTAAGTGGAGGTATTGATTCAGCGATTATTACTTATCTATTAGCTCAACGAATTCCTGATATCAAAGCATACACTATCGCATTTGACCAAGAATCAAAGGATTTACAAAAGGCACGAGTATGTGCCGATGCAATTGGTGTAGAATTGGTAGAGGTATTTGTACCTCGCGATGAAGAAATTATTAAACAACGATTCATGGAATCAATTAGTGTGATTGAGTATCCATCTACTGTTCAAATGGAAGTGGGTATTTTACAATCATTTATCGCAGAAGAAATGGCGAAAGATGGAATCAAAGTTGCATTTAGTGGTGAAGGTTCCGATGAATCGTATGGTTCGTATGGTACATTTAGGATGTTCAGTAAAAAACCTGATTGGAGTGATGTTCGTAAAAATCTATTTGAAAAACAACACTATGGTAACTTACTCAGAGGTAACACCATTTTTATGAATTATGGTACTATTGAATTGAGATGTCCTTTCTTTGATACTGATTTCTTAAATTATACTACCAATCTTACTGATGAGTATCTTGCACATAAAAACCAATGGAAGTTACCACTTGCAAACGCATTCAGAGGTAAACTACCTGATGAGATTCTTGACCAAGAGAAAAGAGCATTCCAAAAAGGAACTAACTTCAAACAATATATTGAAGATATTATTTTGAATGATTCTAATATTAACTTTAATAATAGAAAAAATATGATTCATGTCATTGGAGATAACTTCAAAAAGATTCATGGGTTTTCACATAAGAAGTTAAGAGAAGAAGTTACAAATAACAATGTAGGAATTTATAGATGGATTTAGTTCAAACACCAATAGAAGAGTATCAAGTTAAAGGAAAAACTGTCTACGTTAAACGAGACGATTTAGTAGGTGATGGTATCAATTTCCCTCGTTGGGCTAAGATTGAAGGAATTCGTAGAATCTTAGAATCTGATTACATTGATAAGAATAAACCATTAGTTCACCTTTCAGTATATGGAAGTTGGACAGGGTGGGTATTATCACGATTGTGTAAGGAATATGGAATTGAGTTTATTTCAGCATACCCAACCTCCAAATCATATCCACCTGAGATTTTAGAAATCATTAAAAGTAATGGTGCAAAACTTCACCCAATGAAACCTAATATGATGAAACTTCTTGAGAACAAACTCAGAGGTGAAGCAAAAAGAAATGGTTGGCAGATGTTACCTTATGCGTTTAATCATCCTACCTATGTAAGTTATATGCAGAGTAGAATGAAGGAAGTATTGGAACAGGGTGATTATGACCATTTAGTAGTTTCTATGGGAAGTGCGGTAACTGCATCGGGATTGATTAGAGAGTTCCTACAATATAGTTCGTGGAAAGATATCCTAAAGAATAAAAGACAGGTACACACGATTACCATGTCATCTATCGAGTCTACCAAAGAAATCTTAAATTACAACAAGGCAGGTGATATCAATAACATCCACATCTATAAATCTCCATATTCATTTGATGATATGATGGATGATGTAATGGAATGGCCATTTGATTTAAATGAGTTTTGGGAGAGAAAAATGTGGTTATGGTTAACTGAAAACATTCAGAACCTTGATGGTAAAGTTCTCTTTTGGAATATCGGTGGCTCTTACAAAAAATCTTTAAATTTAAAGTAAAAAAGTTTCATAAAAATTTGGATTTCTCGATTTTATTTCGTATGTTAGTACTGTAATTGAGTGAGAGAGTTAAACCCAAAGATATGAAAAACGTTAAAACTTACGAACGATTGGTCAAGAAGGCTAATCTCGGAATTTGTGAAAATTCAAGAATGCCAAACCTTAACAAAGTTGGTGAACTACTAACTGAGTTAGGAATTAAAAACGATGTAACAACTTGGAGTTGTATGAAATGGACTTCAGCTGCAGGTTACCGATACAACACTTCGGGTGGTACTCGTGAGTACAATGGTTATCGATTGAAAGTTCCTGAAATTAATTTGAATATCAATTCAACCGATACATACTACTCTTGGAACACGAAACAATTCGCTAGAGAGTTGGTAAAATTAATTGAAGAAAAACTTGGATAATTCAGAAAAAAATATTATATTTGTAAAACATTCTAAACCCCTAAAAGATTTAAAGATATGAAGTTAATAAAACAACATGACTGTGAGAACATGATTTGGGCTCTACAAGGTCAACCATTAGAACATGGATTCGATGGTCAAAACTTCCTAATGGAGTGGGATGATAACTCCATTGGTTATGGTGGTAACTCCGTTATAAATAAGTTACTAAAAGATTCTAATGGTAGATGGTCTATCATTAGAGGACAACAAGGTGGTTCTTGTACCGATGAAAGATTTATCTACGGATTTATCGATAAGAAAAAGAGAAACAACGAGGAGAGAAATAGAAGTGAATCCAGCGGTTTAGCTGAGATGGGTGGTTCGGTTTCAACTCATAACTTTAGTACTAACGATATAGTTGGTTATGTAACTCCTGATAGAAAGTTTAGAATAGCGAAATTCGAATATGGATTTCCAAATGGGTTAGAAACATCAGAAGTAACCCCTTCCGATTTTGTAAAACTACAATCATTAAAAGTTAGTATTTACGAAGTTTCAAAGGAAGAATATTTGAATGAACATGGTCTTGGAAAATCATTCAACGGATGGTTTAATAAATCTCTCCTTTTCAAGGGAACACGATTAAGACCTGATTTTTACGGATTGGTTGATTTCGCATCAATGAGATATCAGTTCAGAACTGGTAAGAAATTAAAGTATGAACTTCATGTTGAAGGTGAAGAACCAATTTCACTTCCAACTAAAAGATTTTACTTTCCATGTAATTCGGGTGAACCGGTAACTCACTACTCTCAAATGTTAGAAGTTGAGGATACTGAAGGTGAAACACTCCACACAATTCATTGTGGTTCTGATGTGTATGAAGGAACTCTACATAGTTATGAAACAATCAGAGCTTCTCAGACTGATAAGTTGATGAAGTTGGAGAATATGGCTGGTGGCCAACACATGATTCACCCAACTCACTCTAAGAAGTTAGATTTCCCAACCATCGATGTAATTGATGCTAGTGGTACTTACATTACTACCGTTCCGTTGTTTACTACTAGTAGATGGGATGAGTTCTACAACAATAGAAAATGGTTCTTTGTTCTCACATCTGATTCAGCAGTTCCATTCGCAAGAATGAAGAATCAGTTCTCTAACATGGAGTTTCCAATTGAGTTAAGAGCTTACGTTAAGAGGTTGGCTAAAGAACTTGATTTGGGTCACACGGGTGCCAAAAAGATGTTAAAGAAGATTGAAGATGGTGAAGTTCAGAATTACGTAGATTGTTTACAAGACGAAAATAACCCATCACACGCTACGGTTCTTCTTAATACTGAGAAGATTATTGGTGGTAAGATTGAACTCAATAATATTGTTAGAGAGTGTACTACGTATTCTTTTAACACCGATTTGATTTTCAATTCAAACCACGAACACTTACTTGAGTGGCAGAAAGATGGAATGGATGATGAACACATCACCGAGTTTATCGCCAGATTGGTGATGCCAAGACATGAATTTAAAACATTAACGTGGGTTCATGGTGGTGAATCATCAAACTTAGTTGGTAAACTAAAAGAAGTAATAGAGGGTGGTCGTGTTAATCTTGAAGGAATTGAGAAAATTCAAACAGTTAACAAGAAAGATTTCTACACTACTAAAGGTTACCAAAACGCAACAATCATTTATCAGAAGTAAATGTACGAAGGAGAAGATTATTTCGAACAATTTAAAGGAATGGTTCCCTATTTAGAAATAGATAGGGAATCACTTCAATATATAAAGGATAATTGGACACGTGAAGAGGCTAGTGAAAAACTTGCTGATGTTTGTATGACATACGAACTTCCCCTACGAGAAACAACCATAGAACTGGCACGAGAGGATTATCAGAAACTCAAAGGAGTACGATGGAACGAACTTCTCGTTGATGGTCAATGGTTCCCTCGAAAGGCAGAAAATTTACGTTATACGTTGGAATATGAAGGTAAGATGATGTACTTCAAAAGATACAACGTAGGTAACCGAGCATCTGATTTCTTTCAACAGGCAAATCGTTGGTCAGTAGATGGTTCTCAAGGACCAGGACCAGTTACGACATGGGGTAATCCTAAGTTTATGAAAACTTTAATGGGACCTTATTTCACCTTAGGATTAGAAGAAATAAATCGTAAAACTCTTCGAACTTGTTTATCACTTAGAAAGTACACTGCAGCACAATTCAAACCATCGGTTGCAAAAGCTTTATATGATTACTTCAAGGCAGAAACTATTATTGATTTCTCAATGGGCTGGGGTGATAGATTATGTGGATTCTATACTTCAGAAACAGGAAAGAGGTATATTGGGTTAGACCCACGAAAGGAAAATCATCCAATTTATCAAGAACAAGTGGATTTCTACGAATCAAACAACGGATTCTTTGAACATACTCGAGAAGTAGAAATGCACCAAATTCCTGCTGAAGATTTTGATTACACTCCATACCATAATCAAGTAGATTTAATATTTACTTCACCTCCTTACTTTAATGTGGAGAAATACTCCCACGATAACACTCAAAGTTGGGTAAGGTATAAAAACATTGATGTATGGAACGAGCACTTCTTACATACTGCATTGGGTAAAATGATTCCAACATTAAAAGAGGGTGGAATTATGGCAATCAATATTTCAGATGTATATTCAAACAATGGTAAGGAGAGAACAAATCTTGCTATTGTAAATCCAATGTGCGATTTCTTAACTTCACAAGGAATGAAGTACAAAGGATGCATTGGTATGGAAATGGCAAAAAGACCCAATAGTGGGGGAGCAGGAACTGCACGAGAAACAGGAATCCACAATTGGAGTGAAGAAATGATGGAAAGTGCAGAACAAAATAAATCAGTTGCGTTCGGGGAACCAATATGGATATTTGAAAAGTAATGGGAATAGAAGAGGTATTTAAAAAGTATTACAATATGAAACCCTATCTTCAGATTGAAGAAGATGAGTGGCAACATATTATTACTACCTATGAAAAGGATGAAGTAGTAGATGAGTTAGCAAAATGTCTACATACCTATCCTTGCCCAATACCTGAAATATCCGAGGAAGAAACCTTAAAATCACTCAGTAGACTAAAAGGTGTAAAATGGGGAGATTTGCTAATTGAAAAAGAGTGGTTCCCACGCAACGAAAGAAAATCAAAATATCCATTAACTCCAAAATACTTTAAAAGAGATAATAGTGGAAACAATGCATCAAACCCATTCCATATTGAAAATCGATGGAAGGTAGATTGGACAAGAACCCCATCGGGTTGGAGAACCTGGCAGACGGTAGATGGTATCAAAACTATTGTACGAGCATTTTGGAGTTTGGAAAAGGTTCTAACTAAAGTAGATTTACAAACTATTAGAATGGCAACCACATTACGAAAGTATGTAGCATCTCAGTTCAAACCATCGATTGCAAAAGTATTCTACGATTATTTCAAATCAGAGAATGTATTAGATTTTTCAGCAGGTTGGGGAGATAGGTTGGCGGGTTTCTATTGTGGTGAAACTACCAAACACTATGTTGGTATTGACCCAAACACTTTGAATCATCCTAACTACCAAAAACAAGTTGAGTTCTATAAAAAGAATCAAACGTTTTTTGAGGAACCAAAGAAAGTGGATTTGATTTGTTCACCTGCAGAAGATGTGGATTATTCACAATATGAATATTACTTTGATACAATATTTACTTCACCACCGTACTTTGATGTAGAACGATACTCAGATGAAGATACTCAAAGTTGGGTAAGATATAAAGATATTGATACTTGGAATACTGAATTTCTACACAAAACACTTGGTAAATTAATACCTACCTTAAAAGAAGGTGGTATTCTTGCAGTAAACATTGCTGATGTTTATTCTGCCAAAGATAAGGATTACTTTGATATTTGTAACCCAATGAATGATTTCTTAATTTCTCAAGGTTTGAAATACTATGGTTGTATTGGGATGGAAATGACTAAACGATTTAATTCAGGTGGAGCAGGAAATGCAAAGAGTGAGTATTTCGATGAACATTTGAAAGAAAAAACTGAAAATACAAAAGATATTGCTTTTGGAGAACCTATTTGGATTTTTCAAAAATAAATCGTATATTTGTAACAATTAAAAAAATAAAATAGTTTGTACAAAAACGTATATTACCAACGAGAAAAAAACTTAGTACATCTTTGGGATGACAAACTTGGATATCGTACTTTTCCATATACTCGATATGCATATGAGAAAGTGATGAATGGGGAATATCAATCCATTTATGGTGATAAGTTAACCAAAATTTACAAGTTCAAGAAAGATGACCCTGATTTGTTTGAATCAGATGTACCCGAAACTACTCGAGTTTTGGTAGATACTTATACCGATTCAGATTTACCATCGGAGGGGATTACCACACTTACTTTCGATATTGAGGTAGAGATGGAATCTGGTCTTCCTGATACTGAAAAGGCAGAAAACGAACTTACTGCAATAGGTCTTCATGATAATATCTCAAACCAATATTGGGTATTGGTTATGGATAAGAGTGGTAAGATGGTAGAAAAGAAAACCGATAAGGCAATCGTACTACCATTTACTGATGAACGAGATATGTGTAGAAAGTTCTTAGATTTGTACGAAGGTATTGCACCTGACATCGTTACAGGTTGGAACATTGATTACTTCGATATCCCGTATCTATTCAATCGTTTGAAACGAATCCTTGGAGAAAATCAAGCAAAACGATTATCACCAATTGGTCAAGCATTCTATTCACCATATCGTAGTAGATGGTTTCTTGCTGGAGTAAGTTGTTTGGATTACCTTTCACTTTACAAGAAGTTTAACTATACCGAATTACCAAACTATCGTTTGGATACGGTTGGTAGACTAGAAGTTGGTAAGGGTAAGATTGAATATCAGGGTTCACTTGATGATTTATTTAATCAGGATATTGAGAAGTTCATTGAGTATAACTTGGTGGATGTTGAGATTGTGGTAGAGTTGGATAAAAAACTTCAATTCATCGATTTATGTCGAGGTATTGCACACGCAGGACACGTACCTTATGAAGATTTTGTTTATTCTTCCAAATACCTCGAAGGTGCGATGTTAACTTATCTTCGTAGAAAGAACTTAGTTGCACCAAACAAACCTCAGGATAGAAAAGAAAAACTTGCAGCACTTAAAGAAGCAGGTGAGGAAAAATTCATCGGTGCATATGTAAAAGACCCGATTGTGGGTAAGTATGATTGGGTATATGATTTGGATTTAACATCACTATATCCATCGATTATTATGACACTCAATATTTCCCCTGAAACTAAAATGGGGATGATTGATAATTGGGATGCTCAGGAGTTCCTAAAAGGTGAAAGAGATACTTATACTATAAATGGAAATGAGTTCACACGAGAACGTATAGAGCAAGTTTTAAAAGAACAAAAATGGTCAGTATCTTCCAATGGTGTAGTTTATCGAACTGATACCGTAGGTTGTATTCCTGGTATTCTTGATATTTGGTTCAATCAAAGGGTTGAGTTCAAGAATGAAATGAAGAAATATGGAAAAGCAGGAGATAAAGAAAAATACGCTTTCTATCACAAACGTCAGTTGGTTCAGAAGATTCTACTTAACTCTCTTTATGGTGTACTTGGTCTTCCTGCCTTTAGGTTTTATGATGTTGATAATGCTGAGGCTGTTACCACAACAGGACAGACAGTTATTAAATCAACTGCAGATATGGGTAATATCAAGTACAATAAAGAACTTGGAACTACTGACGTTGATTCTAACATCTACATTGATACCGATTCCGTCTTCTTCTCTGCCGTACCTCTTTTAGACCATCGTAATCCAAATTGGAAAGATGATGACCAGGATACAATTGCTAGTAAAGTAAACGATATTGCTGGTGAGATGCAAGATTATCTAAACGATTTTTATGATATTCTTTCAGAAAAAATCTTTAATGTAGATAGAACTAAACATCGATTAGAGATTAAGAAGGAGTATGTTGCTAAAGCAGGGTTGTGGGTAGCAAAGAAAAGATATGCTCAATGGATTATTTCAGATAATGGTGTACCTGTTGACAAGTTAGATGTAAAGGGGTTAGATGTTAAACGCTCATCATTCCCAAAAGCATTCCAAGATATCATGGCAGATGTGTTAATTTCAATTCTACGAAGTGAAACTGAAGAACAAATTTCGGATAAAGTTTATAACTTTAAGAAAGAAATGACAGAACTTCCTTTTGTAGATGTTGCTAAAAACTCCGCAGTTAAAAATATCAGTAAGTATCTTCCAAAGAAAAGACAACTATTTGAATTGATGAAAGGTACACCTGCACACGTTAAAGCAGCAATATCTTATAACGATTTACTCTCACATTATAATGCACCATACAAATACTCTCCGATGAGAGATGGTGATAAGATTAAGTGGGTGTATTTGAAAACAAATCCACTTGGATTAGATGCAGTTGGATTTACGGGTTACGAAGACCCACCTGAGATAATTGAGTTTATTTCAACCTATATTGACCACAATAAAATCTTTGAACGAGAACTAAAAGGTAAACTTCAAGATTTCTTTGATGCCATCGGTTGGGGAGAGGTAATTTCAGAACAAAAAGTAGCAGAGAAATTTTTCTCATTCTAATTTGTTTATATCAAAATAATTTCGTATATTTGTAACACTTAAAATAAATCTTAAAAGTAAATTATGGAAAAAAGTAACATTAATCGTTTCGTACAAAAGTACAATCTTGCTGGTTTAGTTGAATCAGTTAAGTGGGAAACAAAAGACAACACCCTTACTACTTCCTTTATTTCTGATGATAAATCAGTATTAGGTTCGGTAAGTTTTTCTGATTTTCAATTCGAAGATTCAGAATTGGGTATCTATGATACTTCTAAACTAACAAAAATGTTAGGTGTACTTGATAGTGATATCGAGTTTGCTATCTCAGATGTGAGTGGTAAACCAGTATCTCTCAAGTTTAAAGATGGTTCAACTTCAGTAAACTATATGTTGGCAGACCTTTCGGTTATCCCAAATGTACCTGATTTGAAACAACTTCCTCCTTTCAATGTAAAGATTAAGTTAGATGATACATTCATCTCACGTTTCATTCGTGCAAAAGGTGCATTACCTGATGAAAATAACTTTACCTTTACTTGTAAGAACAATCATGGTCAGATTGTATTAGGACATTCTAATATCAATACTAACCGAATCTCTATCGATGTAGATTGTGAATGTGATGGTGATGTAGACCCAATCTCATTCTCAGCAACTTACCTCAAAGAAATCCTTGTGGCAAATAAAGAGGCAAGTGGTGCAACGTTAAACATCTCATCTCAGGGATTATCTCATATTCAATTCCAAGTAGATGAGTATGAATCAAACTACTACCTTGTAGAAACTCAATCTTAATTATGTCGAAGTACTTTTACGAACGAAGCAAATTTTCCGAGTTTAAATCCAACACAACTTATCATCAGTTACTTTCAATGACTGATGGTGAGTTTGTGGATTGGGCTAAACTCCTTCGTAAGGAAGTTACTGAACAATGGGATGAAAGAGGTACTCCACCAGTTATTGGTAGAGATGAAAGTGGTATTATTGATTCATTTAAGAAACTTAAATCTAATCCTGCTGATTATTGGGAGAAAGATTTAAGTGGTGATGAAGAATCATTAGGTATCATTAAGAACTTCAACAAAGATGCATCCGTTGTAAATCAGTTCTTTCCTACGATGTTAAAAACCAAAATCTCAATTGGTAAATCTGCAGATGGTGGATTATCAATCTATGACCATTTTGGTGACCCTGAACTTGAAGAAAAGTTTGTTAAGATTATGAAACGTGCAGTAAAACGAGATTCTATGTATTCTTGGTCACGTTCTATTGTCAACAAAAGAGATGAAAATCCTTTTTGGAATGGTCAATCGGGTTATGATTTCATTAAAGAAGTTCACGAAGGAAAAATATTCGTTGGTAAATACTCAGACTACGGTATCGTACTTGCTAAAGTAAAAGAAGATACCTTAGGTAATTATGGAACCTTTAATGCAGAATATGTAGGTTTTGGTAATTTATACCTTTCAGGAGAACAGGTTCGAGAGTTACGTGATAATGGGTATTTAGATAATACACAACTTGCTAATGTAGGTAATATCGAAGATGGATATGAACTTGCAGATGGTACAAAGAAAAACTATCACTACCTAATTCGTTGGTATGATAAAACTGATGGAATCTTCCCAAAGATTCTTCAAGTGTTCCGTTTAAGTTGTGGACAACCAGCGGTAAACTTTCCTGCATTAACTGCAAAGTGGATTTACGAAAACTATACCAATCATATCGAACAAGAAGACCCACTTCATATTTACGATTCATCGAGTGGTTGGGGTGGTAGAATTATTGGTGCAATGAGTTCTCGTAAGAAAATTCATTATATAGGAACTGACCCAAATCCCGATACATTTATTCCTGAACTTAACATTTCTCGATATGAGTATGTTGCTAAGTTCTATAACGATAAATGTGTTGATGATTTCTCAGATAAACTTACTAATTTTTTTGATGTAGAGAAACAAGGTAATACCTATGAATTATTCCAAGATGGTTCGGAGTTGATTCAGAATAATCCACGATTCCAAAAGTATAAAGGTAAGTTAGATATTGCGTTTACTTCACCACCTTACTTTAATCGTGAACAATATTCACAAGATGAAAATCAATCTTTCAAGGCATATGGTGAGTATGAAGATTGGAGAGAAAACTTCCTTAGACCAACTCTAACTACAATCTATGAGTATCTAAAAAATGATAGATATGTGTTGTGGAATATTGCAGATATTAAAATTGGTAAATCAATTTACTATCCACTTGAACAAGATTCTATTGATATCTTAAAGGAGTTGGGATGTGAATATAAAGGTAAACTTAAAATGTTGATGACACGAATGGTTGGGTTAGACCCATCTAAAACGGGAATCAAAAACTCAGTAGAGTATAATGGTAAAGTTTACAAATACGAACCTATTTTTGTATTTCACAAACCATGATAAATTTTAGAAACTACATCGAAGCAATTCCTGATTATCCGAAGGATGGTATCATCTATCGAGATATTCAACCTCTTCTAATGAATCAGACGGTATTCAAAGAAGCAATCAAACGAATGGGTAATATGACAGATATACCTGATTATTGGGTTGCATTAGAATCACGAGGATTCCTCTTTGCATCTGCACTATCTTATAAATTTGGTGGTGGTATTCGATTAATTAGAAAACCCGGTAAACTTCCTAACGAAGGTATCTTAAGTGTACCTTATGAGTTGGAATATGGAAAGGGACACTTAGAGATGGCAATCTTTGATGAAGAGGATGCCACTTGTGTAATCGTAGATGATGTACTTGCAACAGGTGGTACAATGGAAGCAGCACAAACTCTTTGTGAAGCAAATGGATTAGAGGTAATTGATAAGATAGTTCTCGTTGATATTGGTATTAGTAATGTGGATGATGTAAAATCGTTAGTATATTATGGCGAGTAACATCCTACTACTTTCAGCAACTCCATTAGAACATGGTAGAAAAACTATTGGTGAATATCCAATACACTTTACTGGTGTAGGAAAGATATCCTCAGCATTAAGAACTACGGAACTAATAAAGGAACATCGTCCGCTATTGGTAATCAATTTCGGTTCTTGTGGTAATCTAAAGAATCACAAAGTTGGGGAGTTGTTAAGTGTAGGTATCGTTCATAACGATATTGATGCAAGACCTTTTGGTGAGTATGGTCAAACACCATTTACTCCATTAAAAGAAATTGGATTAGATTCTAAATCAGATATCAAGTGTTTTACTACTGATATGATTTACGATAGTGGTAGAGGAGATTATCCAAGAAAGTACCAGGAAATGATTCGAGAATGTGATGTAGTGGATATGGAACTATATGCAATTGCACACGTTTGTAAATACTATTCTAAACCTCTCTTATCCTACAAATGGGTGAGTGATGATGGTAACCCTGATAAATGGGAAGAGAACGCAGCACTTGGGTTTGATAAATTTGAACAATATTTTAGAGAAAACTTTATAAAATAAACGTATGTTTTTTGAACAATCAGAAGAACGAGTAAACAATTCACTTTGGGTAGAAAAATACAGACCTAAAGCATTAAAAGATTATGTAGGAAATGAACATTTGAAAGCAAAGGTTCAGAACTACATTGAACAAAAAGATGTACCACACTTACTCTTTTATGGAAAAGCAGGTACAGGTAAAACTACCCTTGCAAAGTTGATTGTAAATACACTCCAATGTGATTACATCATTATCAATGCATCGGATGAGAGAGGTGTTGATACAATCCGTAATAAGGTAAAATCATTTGCATCAACCGTAGGATTCTCAGGTATGAAAATCATCATCCTCGATGAGTTTGATTACATGACACCTGATGCACAAGCAATCCTTCGTAACTTAATGGAAACTTTTTCAAAACATTGTCGATTTATTTTGACCTGTAATTATGTGGAAAAAGTAATTGACCCGATTCAATCTCGTTGTCAAACTTTCCAAATCATCCCTCCAACTAAGAAGGATGTTGCAGTACAAGTTTCTAAAATTCTAACTGCAGAAGAAATCTCATTTGAACCAAAAGGGTTGGTACCTATCATTGATGCATCATATCCTGATATTCGTAAGATTATCAATACTTGTCAATTGAACTCAATTAAAGGTGAGTTACAAGTAGATGTTCAGAACCTATTGGAAAATGATTACAAACAAAAGGTAATTGATATTCTAAAATCAAACGATGATGGTAGAAACAAATATATGAATATCAGAAAGGCAATCGCAGATAGTAAGGCAACTGATTTTACTGATTTGTACACGATTATGTATGAAAAGGTAGATGAGTATGCACCAAATAATACTGCTAATGTAATCCTTACACTTGCAGAAGGACAATATAGATGTGCGATGAGTGTGGATAAGGAAATTCCAACCGTAGCATCAATAATTCAAATTATAAATTTATTAAAATAATGGCAAAGATAGTAGGAATGGGTGGTGACCAAGGAGAACAAACCCAAGGTGGAAACACTAAAATCGATTTAGGAAAATCAAGACCCATCGTTTGTGGGGAATGTGGATATGATACATTTGTAGATGGTGCAAAGTTTCGTAGAATCTCTAAACTAATCACAGGAACACCTCAGGATGTTATCGTCCCAATTGATGTTTACCTTTGTGGTAATTGTGGTGAAATTGTTCAAGATTTACTTCCCGAACAATTAAAAGTACTAGAAGAATTAGATAAGAAAAGAAACGAAAAATAATGGCAAAATCTCTATTTGACCATATCAAAGCAATCACAGGAGAACAAGACCCAAAGTATTGGGAAAAGTTGGATGAGGGTGATAGAAAGACATGGAGTAACTACATGGTATTCCGTTTTCTTTCTATGAATACCGATTGGATTGACTTGATTGCAGAGATACAACCATACGTTCAGAAACTACCTCCTCAAACTCTTTATCGAACTTTGATTGATTTAATACCTAAGGGTAGACATTACTTAAAGTATGTAAAGGGTAGTAAAACTACTAACTACGAAACTTGGTTACAAGAAATCATAGTAAGAGAGTTTGAGTGTTCAATTAGAGAGGGAGATGAATACTTAGATATCTTACATACAACTCGTAATGGCCGAGAGGAGATTAAAAAGTTGTGTGAAAGGTATGGAATAGAACAAAAACAAATTACAAAATTAAAGTTAAAAGTTTGATATTCTCAAACTTTTTTCGTATATTTGAGTATTAAGAATAAATTATGGCAAAAGTAAGTTTCTCACAATATCAGTTATATTCAACCTGTCCCCGAGCATACAAACTCAGGTACATCGATAAGTTGGGAGAATCATCTGCCAACATTTATACAATTTTCGGAACTGCTATTCACGAAACAATTCAACATTTCCTTTCGGTGATGTATGGTGTTTCTAAGAAACAAGCAATGGAAATTGATACTGATAAGTTGTTGTTAGAGTGGATGAGAAAAGAATTCATCAAAGAAAATGATAAATTAACTGAAGGCACAATATGTACTCAGTTAGAATTGGAGGAGTTCTATGGTGATGGTAGACGAATCATTGAGTGGTTCAAAAAGAAGATTGATAAGTTTTACACTAAGACGGGTTTTGAGTTAGTAGGTATTGAGATTCCTTTAAATGCAAAAGTAAAAGAGGGGGTTCACTTCATCGGATTTGTGGATATTGTGATGAAGGATTTATCAGATAACTCCATTATCATTATTGATTTGAAAACCTCAACTATGGGGTGGAACAAATATCAGAAAGCAGATAAATATAAGAACGCTCAGATTGTAATTTACAAAAAGTACTACTCAGAACTATTCAACGTTCCATTGGATAAGATTAAGGTAGAGTATCAGATTATGAGAAGAAAACTCTACGAAGATGCTCCGTTTCCAATTCCTTATATTTCAAGACACGTTCCTGCAAATGGTAAACCAACCGTCAATCGAGTTCACAAAGAATTTATGGAATTTGTGGATGAGGTATTTGATGATGAAGGTAAGTTTAGAGATTTACCATATCCAAAGGTGCCGGGAGACCGGAATAAGAATTGTAAGTTTTGTGAGTTCCTCCAACGAGGATTATGTGATGGGAAACCATCGTAAAAAAATAATTCCATATACTTATATATAAAGATATATAAATGAGATATGGAAACAAAACTAACAACCGTAAAAATTTTAAAGGATGTATATTCAAATTTTAAACAAGTTTCGTTCGAATCAAATGTTACACTACAAAAGATAGTTAATAGAACAGTTGAAAGATACGTTTCCGATTTAGAATTCAGACAAGAAATGAATGAATATACCGCACTACAATGTAGTGGTTCACAATTTTAAAAAGTTATTGATAATAAGTTATGAGTAAAAAGAAAATCCTTCTCCTTTCAGATGACATGAGAATGAGTAGTGGTATCGCTACTATGAGTAAAGCATTGGTAATGGGTACCGTCCACAAATATGATTGGTATCAAGTAGGAGCAGCAATTAACCATCCCGATAAAGGTAAAGTTCTTGATTTATCACAAGATATTCAGAAAAGAACAGGTGTAGAAGATGCTAATGTAAAAATCTTACCTTGGACTGGGTACGGTGACCAAAATTTGTTAAGACAACTAATGAATCAGGAACAACCTGATGCGATTCTTCACTTCACGGACCCTCGTTATTGGACATGGTTATATGAAATGGAGCATGAAATCAGAGAAAATTGTCCAATTCTTTATTATACTATTTGGGATGATTTACCTGACCCACTTTATAATAGAAATTATTATGAAAGTTGTGATTGGTTAGGTGCAATCTCTCGTCAAACTTATGGTATTGTTTCTCGATTAACTAAGAGAACTGATAAACCAACTTGGAAACCTCACTCAGATTGGCAAGTATCTTATGTACCACATGGAATTAATCCTGAAGAATTCAAACCAGTAGATGTAGATTCAGAATTAAAAAGTAAACTACTCGTAGGTAATGAATATGATTTCGTATTCTTCTGGTCAAATCGTAACATTCGTAGAAAACAACCAGCGGATGTGATTATGGCATTTAAAGAATTTTGTGACAGAATCGGAAAAGAAAAAGCAAATAAAGTTGCACTTTTGATGCACACAACACCAAAAGATAATAATGGTACCGATTTACCAACGGTTGTAGAAACTCTTGCACCAGGTTGTAATGTAATTTTCTCAACCAATAAATTAAATACTGAACAATTAAATCAACTTTATAATATGGTTGATTGTACAATTAACATTGCCGGTAATGAAGGATTTGGTTTAACAACGGCAGAATCAGTTATGGCAGGAACACCAATCATTATCAATGTAACAGGTGGATTACAAGACCAAGCTGGATTCAAAAAAGATGGTGAGTATCTAACCGCTGAAGATTACATTGAGATTGGTTCACTTCATAGATGGAGAGATTGGGAAGGTAAAGTAGAGCATGGTGTATGGTGTAGACCTGTGTGGAGTAGAGTACAATCATTGACAGGTTCGGTACCAACTCCTTACATTTGGGATGACAAGGTTGATATTCATGATTTAACTGATGCAATGGAAGAAATGTATAACACCCCGAAAGAAACCCTAAAAGAAAATGGGCTGGAAGGTAGAAGAGCATTTATTGAAGATATGGGATTAAATTCAGAAAATATGTGTCAACAACTTATCAATGGTATTGAAACTACTTTTGAAAATTGGAAACCTCGCAGAAGATACGAATTATTTAAAATTGCATAAGATGATGTATATTAAAAAATCACAAGATTATTTTGATAGATTTAAGAACAAAGATATAAAGGGATTATCGCATCTATATTCTTCAGATATTCACTTAGTTGATTGGGATATTAATATCAAAGGTAGAGAAGAAGTACTAAATGCAAACGCTGGGTTGTTTGATTTAGATTTTACTTTAGATGTACATACTATCCATCATTCCAATAATAAAACCTTTAACGAAATTACAATCACAATTGGTGAAGAAAAGTTGGAGATTATGGATGTAATCACTTTCAACGAAAATTACCAAATTATAAATATTACCGCATATAAAAGATAAGAAGTTATGAGCAAACCTTTATTAGTATATCAAGCACCTGTATTTACCCGAAGTGGCTACGGAGACCATGCAAGAGATATCCTTAGAAGTTTATTTGATTTAGATAAGTACGATGTAAAAATTGTACCAACTCGTTGGGGAAACACTCCACAAAACCAAGCAGACCCAAGTACTGAATTTGGACAAAAAATGTTAGCAAACGTTGCTACTCAAGTTAGTAGAAAACCGGATATCTTTATTCAGATGTCAGTTGCTAACGAATTTGAACCAAAGGGTAACTTTAATATTGGTATCACTGCAGGGGTGGAAACAACCGTAATTCCAAAAGAGTTTATTGATGGTGCAAATAAAATGGATTTAATTCTCGTACCTTCACAATTTACTAAATCTCTTTTTGATAAAACCCAATTTCAGGAACAAAACAAGCAAACCGGTGAAGTGATTAACGTTTTTAAAACTCAAAAACCTGTTGAAGTTCTTTTTGAGGGGGTAGATATTGACACTTATATCAACTATTCAAAATCAGAAATAGATGTGTTAGAAGGTATTGAAACTGATTTTAATTTCTTATTTGTGGGTCATTGGCTAAAAGGAAACTTGGGCCAGGATAGAAAGGATGTTGGTATGGTAATCAAAACTTTTGCAACTGTCTTTAAGTACTTACCAAAAGATAAAAGACCAGGTCTTATCCTAAAAACATCTCATGCAGGATTCTCAGTAATGGATAGAGAAACTACACGAGAAAAAATTGAAAATATAATTAAAGATTTGGGTAGTGATATACCACCAATTTATTTATTACATGGTGATTTAAAAGATACTGAAATGGCAGAACTTTACAATCACCCAAAAGTAAAGGCAATGGTATCATTTACTAAAGGTGAAGGATATGGTAGACCACTTGCAGAGTTTGCAACAACAGGTAAACCAATCTTGGTTTCTAAGTGGAGTGGTCATGTAGATTTCTTACCCGAGCAACATACAGTTTTTCTCGATGGTCAATTAACTGATATTGATAGTTCTGCTCAAGATAAGTTTTTAATTAAAGAATCAAAATGGTTTACTGTAAATTACTCAAATGCAGCAAATAAACTTTATCAGGTATTCAATGAATATGATTCGTTCTTACAAAAAGCATCAGGATTAAGAACTAACATTGTAAATAACTTTACGATGGAAAAAATGACAGAAGAACTTGGTAAAATTATGGACAAATATACAGGAAATATTCCTGTACAAAAAGCATTTAATTTACCTAAATTGGGAGAAAATAAACTCAAGTTACCTAAATTAAATAAACAACCTGAAAAACCCGAACTTAAATTACCAAAACTAACTAAATTGTAATGGCTGAACAAAAACAAAATTTTAGTAGACAATACAGACAATTTATTCAAAAAGAAGAACGAATTTCAAGAATGATGATACAACCAAATGATGTCTATCGAATTTCTACCTATAAGTACTCTGATGGTAAAACACGTTCTTTAAAGGGAGTTGATGAAACATTAATTTTTGTTACTGGTGTATATAAAAAGGTAATTTATGGATTAAAATTATCTGATTTAAAACCTCAGTATTTTTTTGAATGGGGAAAGAAAATTATTACTGATAAAGAAGTTTTAAATGAAGATAAAGAACTTGTATTATTATCAGAGTTAGCCCCATCAATAGATATATCGGGTGATAGAATTTATAAAGCACATATAAAAAACTCTGCATTACTTAAAAAACCACAAATACCATTTAGAACTTACAACTTAGATGGTATTAAATATGTGAGTAAAGTTTATTTTAAGAAAGAAATATTAGAAAGATATTATGCTTAATGTTACATACGCAATCACAGTTTGCAACGAAATAGAAGAGATTACGAGGTTAGTAAACTTTCTTCATCCGAGAATTCAACCGGATGATGAGATTTTAATTCAATACGATGAAGATGGTGTTACTAAAGATGTTCAAGATTATTTAAATATAGTCAATACACTTCATCAAAATATTAGAGTGGTTGGATTTCCACTCAATGATGATTTTGCTTCATTTAAGAATAATTTAAAAGAAACCGCAAAGGGTATCTTTATTTTCCAAATCGATGCTGATGAAATTCCGCATGAATATTTGATTGAGAATATGCACGAATTATTGGAAGCAAATAAAGATGTAGATTTGTTCTTTGTACCAAGAATCAATACAGTAGAAGGATTAACACAGGAACATATTAACAAATGGAGATGGAATGTAAACGAACAGGGTTGGGTAAACTGGCCAGATGTTCAGACACGAATCTATCGTAGAACTTCAGAGATTGAATGGGAAGGTAAAGTGCATGAAAGAATCAAAGGGTATAATACTCTTACGGTATTACCTCAAGAAGAGGTGTTTTCTCTATATCATCCAAAAGATATTAAAAGACAAGAAAAACAAAACGAATACTACGAAACACTTTAATTATGGGAGTAATACAAAAAGAATTAGCAAGAGTAGAATTCAAAGACCAGGCATTAGGTTATTTAGAAATTGAACTAAATGATGGTCCGATAATTCACTTACAAAATGATGCACTTAGAATAGAAATGAAACCTGAAGAATTTACTCAGTTCGCATCTCATGTTGTCAATAGTGCAAATAAAATGATTGAATATAAAAAAATAACTTCATACGATGACTAAAGATATCTTAATTAAAGAAACATTTAAAATCATCAATGAGGTTACAAATGGAAGATTTTCTACTTTACGAAATTTAGATTTGATTCCAACCGAATCTTCGATTGAAAATGATATTGATGTTTTAATTCCAACCATTTATATCAAAGATGTGGTAGATACAGTAAAACCAATAAACTACCAAATATATCAGGATAATTCCCCTTGTTTGTATGGTGCACAACCACATATTCATTTCAAACATCAAGAATTGGATGTTCACTTTGATATTATGACAGGAATGTATTATAGAAGTGTTGCAAACAACGTTGCATTTGTTAATATAGATAAAAGATTAACGAGAAGTGCATTAGATAATAGAGTTGAAGTAACGGATGTGTATATCAACCACCTACATCCAAATGATGAATTGGTTCATTTAGTTTGTCATTGTATTTTTGATAAGAGAAAAACAACTGATAGATACGAAGCAAGAATTTTAGAGTTAATTGATAAGGTAGATTCTGACAAAGTATATCGATTAATGGATATGATTTTCTACAAAGTTACGGATACTATTCATCAGAAAGTTATGAGTGGTGATGTAAAAAATTTATTTAATGATTACATAACTTTTAAAGATTATTAAGATGAAAAAGAACGCAATATACACAATCGTAGTAGGAAAGGAAGCAGAAGATTATGCAGAATATTGTATTCCATCACAAAAACATTACGCAGAATCTATTGATGCTGAATATTATGTTTTAGGTGAAGAGGTATTTCGTCCTGAATATCCAACTGGTCATTTTAATTTAATATCTGCAATCGAACACTTTTTACAATCAGGTCATGAAAGATTTCTTTACATGGATGCAGATGTAATCATCCATAAAAATACTCCTGATATTTTTCAAGAATTTGAAAAAGGAGAATTATACCTTAGATATGGAAACACGTATGATATTTGGTATGATTGGATGGTAGAAAACCAAACCCAACTTTCAATGGATGGGTTAAAGGATTTATTCGAATACTATTGGAGTTCGGGTATCATTTTGGCAGATAGAATTCATCTTGAAAAAATGATGGAGTTTTGGAAACCACCTTATGTTGTAGGACAGTGGGGAGGCGAAATGGGACACATGAATTGGGCAATCGGTAAATCGGGATTACAACCAACCGAACTTCCAGCAAGATGGCATTTTACTCGAATTTGGGCAGACGGATATAGAGGAAAATCTCTACAAGATGCTGAAGTAGATAAAATTCAAGATATCTATATGATGCATTATGCAGGATGTGGTCATAAACCAACTGCAATTCAGAAAGATTTGGAATTGTATGGTTATATGGGTTGTGATGATGGTTTGTTCTTAGAAGATTTGGATGCACACATGAATGTAAACGCTGGTATGATTCCACTTGCAGGTGATAAGTTACGAGGAACCATAATGAATGATAGATTAGATATAGAAGATAACATCGGAGAATCAATCCATATTCATTACAAAAACTTTAGAATGGATTTTACTATTAGAGATTTTTTGAGATTAGCAGAAGGTTGTTCTGATGCTCTTCAAAAATTATATAATCAATGATGGAAACTCCTTTTCTAATAAACACGAATGTATCGAGTTTTGAAGAATACATTAGTTCTCTTGCTACAACTGGTAAGAAGAACTACAAATATACTGTTAAACACAATAATGATTTAACTTACGATTTAATTCAGTATGATGCAGAAATAGTTTATTTCTTCATGGTACTCTGGCAACAGCAATTAATTCGTGGTGAAAAAAGACAATGGGGATTTCCACCACAACACATTCATAGTTTGAATCAATTAGGTGTTATTGATTTGTTTGCAGCATATACGGAAGATAATACTATTTTATCAATTCATTTTGTTGAACGATTTGGTGAATATGTTTATTGTCATCCACCTCTATATAACAAAGAAACTACAAACCATCGATATATGGCAAAGTATATGTGGTTTAATTTGATAAAACATTACATCAATCACTCAGAAGTAAAATGGGTTGATTTCGGAGCAGGTTATCGAGGTACGTGGGTTGATTTGATTAAAAATAGAGAACAATACAAAGATAAAATGGCTTACAAATGGTTGTATGTTCCACAAGAAGTAAAAGATAATCCCGATTCACAACTTCCCTATGTAGTTGCTAAAGAAGGATATAAAAGAAAATTAGTTATACAAAATGAAAAATAAGTGGTTTATTGGAATAAAGAAAAGAGGCGAAGATTTATTTGATACTACTGATTATGTATCAATTAATTCACCTGTTGGAACTTATTATGCAGACCCATTTGTGTATAAACATAATGGTGTAAATTATTTATTTTTTGAAGAATATGATTACAAAAAAGGTGTCATATCTTATAGTATTATTAATGATGATTTATCTATTACAACTCCTACTAAAATTATAGAAGAACCATTTCACTTATCATTTCCAAATGTATTTGAAGACGATGGTAAAATTTATATGATTCCTGAAACAGGTGATTCGGGTAAGATTATTCTATATGAAGCAAAAGAGTTTCCAAACAAATGGGTACCTTCAAAAATAATAGCAGAAAATGTAAGAACTTCAGATATTGAAATAATTCAACGTGATGGTAAGTACTTCTTATTTACAACTTCTGGTATTGATTTGGATAACAAGTTAACTATTTTTACGTCTGATACTTTATTAGGAGATTGGAAAGTAGTTGGTGCACAAACTGTAACTAACTCAAGACCAGCAGGTAAGATGTTTGAATGGGAAGGTAAACTGATAAGACCTGTTCAAAATAACACTAAATTATATGGTGGAGGTTTGGTTTTTAAATCGGTTGAATTTGATGATAACAATAACTACACCGAAAAGATTGTACATGAAATTGAAGCAGATTGGTACCCTAAACTTATTGGTACTCATACGTTTAACTTTAATGAAGATTATATTATAATGGATGGTAAGATACGAGTAGAAGAAATCTATGTAAAGGGAACTGGTCAAATTGAAATTTCTCCAAGCAATATTACCCCGATTCAATCAACTCATGTTGATAAACCCCGAAGAGCATATGAGGTATGGGATGGATGTGAAGTGAATGGAGAAACTAAAAGTTTTTTTGTAATCAAAAGACATGACCCATGGATAGATTCGAGCATAGTTTCTGATGAAAGTTTAGTTAATCGAATATTAGATTATACACAAACTGAAGAGAATAAAATAGTAAAAACATTCAAGATAACAACGGATATCATTATTACTGAATACCATTCAGATTATTATCCTTTGATTATCAAATCTGCAAACAATTTTTACGAAAGAGATTATGCATTTGAATTGAGAGATAAATTTCATCAACATTTCTCAGATAGAGAAACTGCAGTACAATTCTATAACGATGTGATTTCAAAACACACTCAAATTTCTAATGAGTTGGGTGTTTCGTTTGAAGATGTATCACCGAATAATATTCTAATCAAAAATGATTTTTCTGATTTTAAAATTATTGATATAGGTTCATTACGAAAAGTGCCATTTGAAAACATTTACTCACTAACTCAAATTATTTGGGGAGATGGTGCAAATGATTTACGATTGATTGATGGTGAATATCTAAAAAGTGAATGGAATAAACAGGTATTAGAAACTCCTCCTCTTACATTTTGTATTTCTACGTTTAATAACTTAGAATATCTAAAAATAGCAGTAGATAGTGTTCGTAAGAACTCTTATTTTAAAGATGCTCCATTTATCATTCATGCAGAAAATTGTAATGATGGAACCGATGAATGGTTGAAGGAAAACTCTGAAAGATACAACTTAGAATACTACATCGATAAAAATGATAACCCAAAGGGTATTGGTGGTGGAATGAACTTTTGTGCTGATAGAGTAGAAACTGAGTACATTATGTTCCTACATTCAGATTTCTATGTAACTCCTAATTGGGATAAAGCATTATTTGATGTATTTGATAAGTATCCGTACAAAAAGATGTGGGTTAATTCTCATAGAGTAGAACCTAAGATGTTTACCAATTCAGAAAGTAGACAAGGTACTGTAGTAGTACCTCAGGATGCGTTTGGAGCATATCACTATGATTTTAACTCAGATGCTTTTGATGAATTTGCTAAAGAGTTTACTGAAATGAACGATTTTGAAATCCCAAAGGGTGAAGGTGTAAGTGCATTAATTAGAAAAAAAGATTGGGATGAAATAGGAGGTAATGACCCACTATTCGCACCTGCATCTTATGATGATATGGATTTATTCCTACGAATGTTACAAAATGGATTTGAGTTTATTTTACCAACTACATCTTTAATCTGGCACTTTGGTGCAAGGGGTTCTCATAGATTAGAAGAAAATGATGGTAGAAGTTCAGAAAGACAAATGAAAGCTGAACAAGATAATATGAAAAAATGGATATCAAAGTGGGGTTCGCCTCCAACCTTTGATGAATATGGAATGATAAACGGAATTAAATAATGGTTACAGCAATATTAAATGGTTATAAGCGAGGTAAAAATCTCGATGAGCAATTAGATGCACTTAAAAATCAAAGTGTACCACCTACTGAAATTTTATTGTGGTATAATAATCCTGGTGATAATGATTTATTAAATTATGATATTGGGGGTGAAATACCTGTTGCGTATTGTAATTACAACTTTGGGGTTTGGGCAAGATTCTACTTTGCTATGAATTCAATAAATCCTTATGTAGTAGTATTTGATGATGATACGATTCCTGGTCGTAGATGGATAGAAAATTGTTTAGAAACAATGAAAACACATGAGGGATTATTGGGAACTGTTGGTTTAATATACCCCCAACCAAGACCACCGCAAGAATCTTCGTATTTTGAACCATACGTTCGAGTGGGTTGGCCAACGAGGGGAAATCATCACGAACCTGTTCAAGTTGATTTTGTTGGACATAGTTGGTTCTTTAAAAAAGAATGGTTATCGTATTTAGTTAGAGAATTACCTGACCCAAAATATAATATATGTGGTGAAGATATGCATTTCTCTTATATGTTACAAAAATATGCCGGTATTCCTACAATCGTACCACCACATCCATCGGATGATATGGAACTGTGGGGAAGTCTAAAGGGTGGAAAATATGGGGGAGATGAGAATTCTATATGGGAATCAAATCAGCAGGGTTTAGATGGTACACCATCCAAACATTTAATGAATCAGTATTTTAGAGAACAGCGAATTAAAGGTTGGAAATTGTTAAATGAAAAATAAACCAATATTATTATGTTTTGGGACTAGACCCGAATGGTTAAAGATTAAACCATTAATTAAACTTATGGATTTTTGGGAATATAAACTTCTATTCACAGGTCAACATCCTGATTTGTTGAAAGATATAGAAGTTGATTACCAAATCAATATGACTACAACTAATAATAGATTGGATTCTATTATTTCGGATTGTATGTTACAATTTCCTGAGGGTAATTTTAAAGGTATATTAGTTCAAGGTGATACGGGTTCTGCGTTTGGATGTGCTTTATCTGCATTCAATAGACAGATTCCAATCTATTATTTAGAAGCAGGATTAAGAAGTGGTGATTTGAAACACCCATATCCCGAAGAAGGGTATAGACAGATGATTGCTAGAATTTCAGATGTAAACTTTACACCAACTGAATTATCAGCACAAAATTTGAGAGATGAACAGGTACATGGTGATATTCATGTGGTGGGTAATTCAGTATTGGATAATTTAGTAGATTTTCCAAAACCTACAATGGAAAATATTATTTTGATTACTTTACATCGTAGGGAAAATCACCATTGGATGGATAGATGGTTTGAGGAGATTGAAAAACTTGCAGTTGAATATCCACACTACACATTTGTATTACCAATTCACCCAAACCCAAATGTAAAGAAACATAGACACATTTTGAAGAATGTAACTGTTGTAGGACCAATGGAACATAAACATATGATTAACACTCTAATCAAATCCAATCTAATCATTTCAGATAGTGGTGGATTGCAAGAGGAAGGTTCATTTTTCAATAAGAAGGTAATTGTATGTAGAAAAACAACTGAAAGACCCGAAGGTATTAGTACAGGACATTTGCACTTATGTTATGAACCAAAAGAACTAAGTGAATTGTTTGGAAAACTCATAGAAAATCCGTATATTAGTGAATCTTGTCCTTATGGGGATGGATACACTTCAGAGAAAGTATTAAAGATATTAAGAGATGAAGCAGGATTTTAAACAAGATTTTATAGAAGTAGTAGAACTTATAAATTCTACCAAACCTTTTGCTTTAAGTAGATTTGCAGATGGTGAAATTGCAATAATGCAAGGTAGACAAAAAAACGGAGCAGATAATTGGATATCTCCCAACTATTTGACAACTCTTGGAAAAGATTTATTAGAATGTTTAACATTAGTTGATGATAATGTCTATTTTGGTATATCTTGTCAATGTTGTGATTTAAGTGGAAAGGAGTATTTGTTAGATTTAATGAAAACTAAAACTGAGAATGTTACATTTTCCAATATCTTTGTAAATGGAAACTACTCGGATTTTATGCAATTTTTTAAACACCTAAAAACTCCAATAAATTTAATATCAAATGAAAGAACTGATATTAGAAGATTTCCAATGGAAGTGAAGACCCACTTACCTATTCCTGATAACTGTATTGAGTTCTATGAACAACTTAGAGATGAGTTTAGACAATCTATTGTAGATTATTATAAAGATATTAAAGGAGAATTATTTGTAATCTCTGCAGGACCTTTGTCAGAAATCATAATCGATATACTGTGGAGAATAAATCCCCACAATCAGTATGTAGATATGGGTTCGGCAATCTCTGAATTTGTACATGGTAAACCTATACGAGAATTTGCGTATTCAACTTCACGATATTATAATAAAAATTGTATATTCTAATGAATAGATGTGTAGTAGTTCAAGGCCCAACAAACTTTACTAATGTTTTAAATATAAAAAAACATTGGAAAAATATTCCTATTGTATATTCAACATGGGAGGGTTCGGATACTTCATGCTATTCCACATCAGATATTGTAGTTCTTAATAAAATACCAACCAATCGTGGAGTACAAAATTTGAACCTACAAAAAATATCATCTCTAAATGGCATCTTAAAAGCTAAAGAACTTGGATTTACAAGGGTCATTAAGTGGAGAGAAGATATGTATCCTACCAATTCATCTGAGTTTTTAAAACTGTTAAAGTTAGAATCTATCAACTTTCTTGCATTTATGAATCACTTACATGGATATTTTACGGATTATTTTATTGAAGGTGATGTTGATATTTTAGTAGATATTTTTGAAAATATCGATATTAATGTACCATATCCAGAATATGCAATTACAAAAAGAATATTAGAAAATGATATAACCGATATTAATTTTGTGGGAAATAGTTTAACTATTGATAATGATATAATTTGGACAAAAAGACAGAAAAAATTATCATCTGAAACTAATGGTAGGTTATATCTTAATAGTATTTTACCAAATGTAAAAAATAACTATAAATTATGATTAAAATTCCATTATTAGTATATACACATAGTGATTACGAAGACGTTTGTAAAATTTTATTTGCTCAAATAGAAAAATACTTACCAAACCAACGAGTAATTGTTGCATGTAACCAAAAAATAGATATCATACCTAATAACTATGAATTTATTGAATACGATGATTCAAAAATTTATACTGATAGATTGATGGAAATATTATCTCATTTTAAAAATGAAACCATATTATTTCAACACGAGGATATGATTTTATATAATCAGGTCAATAAAGAACTACTTAACAAATATGGTGAGTATGTTGAATCTGATATCGTAGATAGTATTAAAATGAATTATATTCGAGGAATCGATAAAGTTTCAGAATTTGATAATACACTCATAGCGAATGAATATTCAAAATTTAGTATTCAACCCACCATTATAAAAACAAATACTCTGATTAATTTGATTCAACAAAATGAACCTCTTAATATTTGGGAATTTGAAAAAAGAGTACCTATGATAGGTACTAATTACATAGCTAAAATTGGAGGCGAAGCAAAACGAGGTCTTCTTCACTATGATAGTATGATATATCCTTACGTTGCAACTGCAATTGTAAAGGGTAAATGGAACATGAATGAATATACCAAAGAATTGGATACAATGTTTAAAGAGTATGGAATAAACCCATTTGAAAGAGGAATAGTATGAGTATAAAATTAGTAATATTTGATTTGGATGGTGTGCTGGTTGAAGCGAAGAACATCCACTATGATGCACTCAACGAAGCATTGGGTGAACAATATGCAATCAGTTGGGCTGAACACCTATCAACTTACGATGGATTAAAAACCAATCAGAAGTTAGAGATGTTGAGTGAGAGAAAAGGATTACCAACTGAATTACATAGAGAGATTTGGGAAGGTAAACAAAAACTAACTTTACAAAAACTGAAAGAGTTAAAACCAAACCAAACTTTACAATCGGTAATGAACGCATTAGTTGAGGATGGATACAAAATAGCAGTGTGTTCAAACTCAATCAGAAAAACAGTATTGACTGTACTTTCAAAGTTGGGTATTATGGAGTTTATGGATTACATTATCTCAAACGAAGATGTACAAAACTCCAAACCACATCCAGAAATGTATTGGAGAGCAATCTCAAAGATGGGATGTTTACCTGAAGAAACCTTAATCGTAGAAGATTCACCTTATGGATTACTTGCAGCCAATCGTTCAAAAGCTCATGTGCTGAGAGTAAAAAATCCAACTGAAGTAACTTACACAAATATATTTAAAAAATTAACTGAAATAGAAATGGGAAACACAAACAACAACTTAAAATGGGAGGATAAGAAAATGAATGTACTTATCCCAATGGCAGGAGCTGGAAGTAGATTTCAACAAGCAGGATATACATTCCCAAAACCACTAATCGATGTGAAAGGTAAACCAATGATTCAATTGGTAGTAGAGAATTTGGGTATCGATGCAAATTTTATCTTCGTAGTTCAGAAAGAACATAGAGAAAAATACAACTTAGATACACTTCTAAATCTAATTGCACCCAATTGTAAGATTGTTGAGGTAGATGGATTAACCGAAGGTGCTGCTTGTACTGCACTTTTAGCAAAAGAATATATTGATAATGATAATCCTCTTTTCTTTGCTAACTCAGACCAATTCGTAGAATGGGATTCAACTGAGTTTATGTACAAGATGAATGAAACTGATGCAGATGGTGGAATTGTATCATTTAGAGCAACTCACCCTAAATGGAGTTTTGCTAAAGTAGATGAAAGTGGATTAGTAACTGAAGTTGCTGAAAAGAATCCGATTTCAGATATTGCAACGGTAGGATATTACTATTGGAAACATGGTTCTGATTTTGTGAAATACGCAGAAGAAATGATTGAGAAAGATATCAGAGTAAATAACGAGTTCTATGTTTGTCCTGTATTCAATCAAGCAATAGAAGGTGGTAAAGAAATCAGAACATTTGATATTCCAAAAATGTGGGGATTGGGTACACCTGAAGATTTAACTTATTATTTAGAAAATTATGGAAAATAAAATGACATTATCTAACTATTTTAATACAATATTAGAATCTGCTCAAACTGATAAAGGTACCTATCATTCTTATATTCAAAATTACTATACTAATATTTTTAGTAATATTCGTAACGAAGATATAAAGATTTTAGAGATAGGTGTTTTAGATGGAAAATCTATAAAGTTTTGGAACGATTGGTTTATCAATGCAGAAATTATAGGTATGGATATAAATACCAAATCCAAACCCTTCATAGATGCAAATGGTTATACTGTTTTATGGGAAGATGCATACACAAAACAGGGGGTATCAAATTTTGAAGATAATTATTTTGATTTCATTATAGATGATGGTCCTCATACACTAGCAAGTCAATTATACTCTTCAGTAAAATATTTTTCGAAATTAAAAATTGGTGGTTTGTTAATAATTGAAGATATTTTTGATTTTAATTACGTAGAAGAAATTAAAGAAAACATTGAATCGAATTTTTCATCAGATGAATACGAATTCAAATGTTATGATTTAAGAAAAGCAAAGGGTAGATTTGATGATGTTATCATCGAAATAAGACGATTAAAATAGTGAAGCAATTAAAATTTATAAAAATACCAAAGACAGGTTCATCATTTTTTGAACTTAATTTTTGTGGTGAAGGATACACTAAAATGTTTAAAGGTGTTTCTCAAAACGATATAACTGATTATAAAAAGATTAAGTATCAAAATGAAGATGCAGTAATAACGAGTGTAACTCACGCTTGGAATTATCCAACTAAAATAAGAGGATATGAATCTTGGATTAATTATCGAAATATAAATTCTAATGATTGGGTTGATGTACGAACTTTTGTAATTGAAGAAGATGATATATTAGTTTCAATTGTTAGAAACCCATTTGATATGTTATACAGTATGTATTCATTTGATTGGGCTAAGGGAAAATCAATACATGGTTTGGGTAATCCATATTCTTCTACCATAGATAAATTTCAGGAATATGTGGATATATATTTAAAAGATGATAACTATCATATTCCTGCATTTAAAGAATCTTTATTTTCTCAGTTAAAAGATGTAAATGGTAATTGGTTAATAGATGAAAATTCTATAATTTTTAGATTTGAAAATTTAAATGAAGAATTGGAACAATTTTCAAAGGAGATAAATGTTCCTATAACAAATAAATCAAAAACCGCTATTAACAAAACAAACTCAAAACCACCATTACCATGGTTTCAAGCATATAGACATGACCAAGTTGAAAGTCTTACAAAATTATGGAGTGAAGATTTAAAAAAATTTAATTACGCTTTTAAAAAATAAATGGGAAAAATACATTACATAACATTTGCAACTGGTATAAGTAGAACTACGGGGTTACCTTATGCGGATACTCAAAAAATGTTAATTGATTCTATACAATCAAAAACAAAAAGAGAAGTTGTTATACATTCTCATAGTTTAGAATCCATGAAAGAGCAATCATGGTTTTATAAAATTAAACACTTTCCGAGTATTAAAACAAAGTGGCCACGCGATGGATATTTTTGTGCATATAAAGCCTTGTTTGCAAATGATTTATTAGATAAGATAGATGAAGGTGATTATATTTACTACACCGATAGTTCTGCATATTTTAGAGAACCTTTTACCGAAACTTTAGATAGGTTCTTTGATTATATAGATTATAATGGTCATATTTGTGGTTCACATGGAAATGATTTTGCTCACAATAGTTTTGGTTGTTTATCAAATCAAGATGTATGGAAGTTAGTGTGGCCTGAAAGTGAAAAATACCTACCTAATATATTACTTCACAAACATATGTTGGCATCTTGGTATTGCTTTAAAAATAATGAAATCAATAGAAAATTTATACGAGAATGGTCTCATTTAATAACTGATGTAGATATTAATGGTACACCCATTGTAACCATACACCATACAGTTGACCAAAGTTTATTTAATATTTTGGTTTACAAATATGGGTTTAAAACTTTTTATAACAACACACATCATGACCATAATAAAAATCATAATAGTATTCATAGATTTATTAACAATTTAGAAATTAATAATATTTCTGATTTAGATAAACATTTTCCAAAACCAATAGATTATTGTAAGTAATGAATAACCAAAGAATAACATTTGTAATACCTTGTAGAAGTAATCTACCATACCTACAACAAGCCGTAGGTTCAATCGAAGAACACTATGGTGATTCACATGATGTGGTAATTTTAGATGATGCATCCGATGATAATAGTTGGGATTGGATTATTGAATACTCAGAGGGTAGAGATAATATAATCACTTATAGAAACGAAGGACCTGATAGAGTTGGACATACAGTATTATATGATGTTGGATTCAAACTAGCAAAAACACCAATCGTATCTATTCTACACTCAGATATGGTGGTAACCCCAAACTATGTTCAGAATATGTTGAAACAACTAAAACCTATGAGTGTAGTTTCAGCAACTCGCATTGAACCACCACTACATCCACCCGGTCCTGAAAAATATGTACAAAACTTCGGATTAGAAGTAGATGAGTTCTCAGAACAAAAAGAAAACTTCCTAAACTTTGTATCACAAAAAGAAGAAGAAAATAAAGATAGAATTACCAAAGGTATCTTTGCACCTTGGATGATGTACAAAGAAGATTTCGTTTCTATTGGTGGCCACGATTTCTTATTCGCACCAATGGAGTTGGAAGATTCTGATATCTTTAATAGATTTCACCTAAATGGATATGAATTGATTCAAAGTAGAGATGCATTTGTATATCATATGACTTGTAGAGGTAGTAGGTTCAAAGATGGAATTGAAATTGAAAAGGAGATTCCATTACCCGATGGTACAATTTGGTACAAACCAAAAGATTCTGAAGAATACACTATCCTCAGACAAAACAAATTCAGAGAGTGGTGGAGAAAATGGCATACTGATGTATTGCATGATGAATTGATGATGCCAATCGTTCCTAAAAGATACGATACTGGTTTCATTGTAAAAAATTGTAATACTCAAATCTTATCCATCTTAGAACCTTGGTGTGATACCATTTACGTAGATTGTGATTATAGAGGATATGTTGATGCTGAAAATGAAAAATCAGAATATGATATAACTGATAGAGTTAAACCATATGATAATGAAAAGAACAACAACATACTCATTTCATTTGATGCTACCAAATTAACAAATCAGCACTTTACTGAGTTTATTAAACAATTACCATTTATTATAGAAGAAACTGATGAGATTGGTTCATTTAATTGGGATATTTTCCAAATTGATATTATTAAGTTAGAGCCAATTGATATGATTCGACCACACTTTAAAAATATATTTTAATGAATCGAAGAACTCTAATATGTACTCATGTAATGCCGTTAGAATTAGAAATGTTTGAACGGTTCATGAAGTATTATATACACACATTCAAATACTTAGACCCAAGTAAAGATGATGTTACATTATATGTTACTTTGAATTTAAATCCAAAATTGACTAATTGGGATGATAGTGAATTAAAACAACAATACTTCATTGATAGGTTTACCAAAGCAGTTAAAGATGTTCGCTCATATCTTCAAATTGTAGTAGATGATTCTTTATGGGGAACAACTCAACAAAAACGTGATGTGATTAAAATGGATTATGACCAATTTATTTTCGTTGACCCTGATATCGCAGTACACGAACAATTACTCAAAATTCAATTAATGGCTGCAGAAAGATTATCTGGTCCATTTGTAATATCACCGAACATTCCTCGATGGTGGGATGCTAGTTGGGACTATATAGTTCATCCTGATTTTAAGAATGAAGAGTTTAGTCAGTTTAAAGATTTAACTTTATGGGATAAAACATTTGAACAACAGGTAGATAGTGTTGATTTAAAACTATTAAACACTTTTAAGTTTGGCTGTGGAATGCATACTCTATATTCAAAAGAGTATTGGGATAAAATTGGTATTCCCGAAGAATTTGGAGGATATGGTTCAGAAGATACTTTTGCAATGATGGCATCTTTTATCGCAAGGAAAGCTGGTATAGATGTAAGACAGTATGTACTTGATGGAATTTACATAACTGAAGATAGAGATGAAACTCGT